GAAACTATTATACCAGGAAGTCTAAATACTTTTCCAACTAGTTCTAATTATGACACATTCAGTGTTAACGCCGAATCAAGTGCTTTGTCAGAACTTTCATTTTGTATAGAATTTAGATTTAAAGCGCCTGGTACACCAGCTGATTTTGATGTATTCGTTTCGAATGACATAATTCTAGCATTGATGCACAAAGTTGAGATCTTTTACGGGCACTTTGTTATTCAGACTCTCACTTCTGATGACATATACATTCGGAATTTAACAGAACTTGGTAAAGGAAGTAATATTTCTGGTCCAAATTTTCACTTAGAAGACAAACTTGACAACATTTATCACAGAAAATGTAAAGCTGGAGACGTAGTTTATATTCAAGCATCGTGTTCTATTCCATTTATTGGAAGAAGTTTAGATATGAATAATGCCTTGATACGTCAGGGGGCTTTAACTAACAATCTTACAATCAAAGTTCATTACAACGACTTGAATCCTTCATTAGCACAAAGGTCTGTTCAAATTTTATCGGGTGGCACGGCGACTGTGAATTACCTAGACTCTTCTTATTTTAAGTCTTTTATTAAACCTGTAAATCACTCCATAACTGAAACCGAAAAAAATTACATATCTAGAAATTTAATTACACACGTTGTACATACATCACATTTCGCTCAACAAGCTATTAATAAAGTAACAGATGTGGTAAATGTATCAGGAGATCTTTTTGAAGCGGTTGTAAATCTTGATGATGTTAATATAAACGTAAGTCACATATTATTTTCTCTCAGATTGCCCCACATTTCTAATAGAATCATAAGTAAATCTTTGTCAACGACGTCAAATTTAGGAACCAATGGCCACGCACTACCTACGTACGCTACTAACGGATTTAGTGATATCACAGAAATTAAAAATCATACAACAAGTAGTATAGTGTACGATACATTTGGATACTTTTCAGATTTTATAGATTCAGCGGAATTGATTCTTGGTAGTGACCGAACTGGTTTTATTAAATCTAGTTTATTACTTATGGATAACAATGAGAATTTTGGACTTAAACAAATTGATTCAAATGATTTTTACATCGTTAAATTGGCTGAAAAAGCATTTGACACATCCGGTATTGACTTTTCAAAAATGCACAATAAGAAATTGTGTCTTAAAATTAAAAAAGACATATTCTTAAAAGATGATCCAACAGATAATCATCCTATTGAAAACGCTTTGAATAGTAACAATATTACTCAAAATGCATATATTTCAGTAACCGTTTGCGGAACTCAGATGCAGTCTATTGTATCAGGTTCAACCAGTTTCAGTTAAATAAATTAAAATGTATGTTTTTAATTTTATTACGTATTAAATTTAAAATTATTTTCTTTTATATATTTAAATAAATACAATATGTCTGGAGCTGTAGCCGCTCATGCTGCTTATAACGGAAGTGGTACTCAGGGTCTCGCCGTTACTAACAAGATTCAGGATCAGGAAGGCGACGTAATGTCGGTCTTCTGGAACAAGAATGACACTACTCGCCAGCTACTTCACGGCGCCGCTTTCATTGATATTCCAACCAGTGGTAACGGCGGTACCACTTCATACGGCGGTAATCAAATTTTCACTGTAAACAACGACATTGATGCTATCGGTGAGATGTACTTACAGATCTCGGCTGCGAAGAGTGATGAAGATTTTTATCTTCACGGTTCTCTAGGTGCTATTATTAAGCGCATTGAATTTCACGTAGGTACCCAGATCTGGCACACTCTAGAGAAGGAGGACATCCAGGCTCTAAATATGTCTGAGATGCCCGAAGGTGTTTTTGGTGCTTATCACCGTTCAACTTACGGTAGCTACTATAAGGACGGTTCTAAGAACAAGACAGCATGGGGCTACCTCACTCCTATTCCAGCGGCTAAGGAAGGTGTATCTGGTGTAATCAGAATTCCAACTATTTCGCGCCAGGTCGGTCCAACCATGTCGAAGTTCACCAATGTTGTAGAGAACGCTTATCTAGTTGCCGCTGCCCCTCACCAGACTGTTAAGGTTAAGGTATACCTCGAGAACCCAACTTACGTCAAGAAGAACGTATTTAGATCTGACGATGCATTTGGTACTACTCCACTATTGTCTCTTCCCGTCCTAGAGTTAAAGCTTTACGGTAAGCACGTCATTATGTGCAATGAAGAGCGCGAACAGATGAAGGCGATGGCTCAGGGTCTACCAAAGCGTATCAAGATGTCGCAGAATGTTACTCACGTACTCGATTCGCACCCAAGCCAGAGTTTCACCGTTGATCTTGATCACTTTTCTCTCTATGCTTCTCACTTACTCATAACTGTAATTGCTGGTGTACAGGGAGACGTCAACAATGGAGGTAACGCTCAATCTGTATCTTCTTACGGTCTTACTGTAGATGAAGTTGAGCTTAAGTTGAACTCGTCTTCGTACTCGGGAACTCTTAAGGGTGCGCTTTTGACTGCGCCAGTTGCTGATATGTTAGGTTTGTATCAAAATACTCAACCCTTCTTTACTGCCTCTAATACTGAGAATCCGACCGGTACATACAGAACCTACGTATTCCCTCTAGCCTCCCAGGCATTCTCAGGTTCGGCTGTCCCGCTCAACCGTTTTGACAATATTCGTCTAACAATGTCTATATCATCTGATCGCGACCCTGCCGACACTGCCCAGGATTACCTAAAGGCTTCGCGTGTAGTAGTAACCTGTGTTGGTGAGACCACTGCTCTTTACAAGGGTGGCGCCGCTTCGCTTGCGATGTACTAAATAAATTGAATAATAAAATGTATGTAAATGTCTAAAGAACTAATTTTAATTTTATTACGTATTAAATTTAAAATTATTTTCTTTTATATATTTAAATAAATACAATATGTCTGGAGCTGTAGCCGCTCATGCTGCTTATAACGGAAGTGGTACTCAGGGTCTCGCCGTTACTAACAAGATTCAGGATCAGGAAGGCGACGTAATGTCGGTCTTCTGGAACAAGAATGACACTACTCGCCAGCTACTTCACGGTTCTACTATTCTAGAGGTTCCAGCCAGTGGCGGCTCGGGAAATGTATCGAACTGGAATAGCACTCAGATTTTTGACATCAACAACGATATTGACTGCCTTGGAGATATGTATCTCGAACTTTCGCTTGATGGTTCTGATGTAACAGGTTCTGATTTTTACTTTAAGCCCCAGGTTATAGCCGGTTTCATTCAGCGTGTTGAGTTTCAGGTAGGTACTCAGATTTGGCAGACTCTTGAGAATGTAGACATTCTTGGTCTTGCCGCGACTGAGATGTCTGAGGGTGTATACCACGAATTCAGCAACCAGTCTTCGGGTAGATTTCTATTGAACGGTACTGCTGTAAGCTGGGATCCCGCGACCAGCTCTTACAGTGTCACTGATAAAGCTTTCAAAGACACGCCCGGCCCCGACAACGTCGACTACAAGAGCAGAATTGCTTACATTCCTCTTAAGATGTTCACAAAGAGCATTGCTCCAGAACTTCAGCACTACAGCGAGAAGGTCGAAGGTGGTTACCTAATGGCTGCTGCTCCAAATCAGCAGGTTAAGATTAAGGTTTACATTGGCTCGCAGCCAAAACTCACAGCTGCGGAAACCGGGTTCTCAACCGACAATGCTCTAGGAGACACTAAACTAGCGCTTAATTTACGTCTATATGCTAAGAACATTGTCATGTGCAACGAAGAGCGTGAGCAGATGAAGGCGATGCCACTAGGCATTCCAAAGCGCATCAAGACTACACAGAATGCCAATTCCAACATCGGTGATAAGGGTGGCGTTCAAGTTATTGACATCGATCATTTTTCGCTCTACGCGTCTCACCTTCTAATTACATTCCCCAAGGACATGTACGAGAAGATTATGGGTGTAGAACTTCTACTTAACTCGAGCTCTTTCTCGGGTGAGCTTCCAACATCACTTCTCGAGATTATTTCTTCTTCGATGAACTTGTATAACAACAACTACATCGTAAATGGTGAAGACATTGATCTATACGATACTATTGTATTCCCACTAGCTTCCCGTGCTTACTCGGGTTCGTCGGTACCTCTTAACCGCTTCGACAACATCCGTCTAAAGATTCGTCACACTAATACGGCTGGCGATGCGGGCACTTTCAACGTAACATGTGTTGGTGAGACCACTGCTCTTTACAAGGGTGGTGCCGCTTCGCTTGCGATGTACTAAAAATTAATTAGATATGTTATGTAATGTGTATAAATTGAATAATAAAATGTATGTAAATGTCTAAAGAACTAATTTTAATTTTATTACGTATTAAATTTAAAATTATTTTCTTTTATATATTTAAATAAATA